AGCAGATGATGCTTGGAGACAAGGAAATAGACTTGGACCGACCTACGGTGCATTTGCTGCTCAAGCTTACTTGAGAAATGGTTCTCCAATTACTTTTGTTCGTTTATTGGGCGAGGCACATCCCGATGCCATAGGTGGTGGTGAAGCTGGCTGGAAGATGGATAAAGCTTTCGGCATTTATGTTGATGAGGACAACGGAGGTTCTCCGAACGACGATCTTCTTGCAGCAGTTATCTATACAAGAGGGGCAAGTTCTAGTGTCTCCGCAGCACCTTTCGGAGGTTCTGGAGATATCAAGCTGACTATCACTGAAGATGGTGTTGCAGATGCGGGCTCGGCAGCAACTCAGACCCTAACAATCGCTGACTTCGCTGATTCTTTAGACGATACTATTACGATTGCCCAAGACTTGAATAGCACTTTTGTTATTGCCTTTGATGCAACTACATCTTCTTCAAGCCTTTCTTCTGGGACACTAACCATCGGTGTGGAAGATATTTCTACAATTTCTGAATTAGCTGCTCGAATCGCTTCTGAAGTAAATAAGCTAGGTACAGCCTTCAAGGTAACGGCTACAGCTTCGGCTACAGGTGTAACACTAGTCATGGACTTGGTGGGAGTGATTGTTGGAAATGGTGCCAATGTTGCTGTAGTCAATGCTGTCGGAGATGCTGGTATCTCCGCAGCGGCAGTAGTTCAGGGCACTCCAGCAGTAGGTGCGACTACAGCAGATAAGGTTTTTGTCGTAAACTTCGATAGAAACTCTAAGAAGTATATTAGAAATGTTCTCAACACAAACCCTACATTGACGAACACGAATATAACTGAGTCTTCTCAGGGCTATTTTCTGGGAGCAACATTTGACCAATTCCTTGAGAGTTCACTGGTAGGAGATCCAGGAGATGTTGATACCGTTTCGGCATCGGAACTGTTGAACTACGGAACAAATCAAGTTTCAGCAAAAAACTCTGAGTCACCTTGGATTCTTTCTCAGTATATGGGTAGCACAGACGACCTTGCAGCACCTATTACATCTGATGATCTTACGAAACTCTTCAAGTTCCACTCTTTATACTCTGGAGAGTGGGAGCAAAAGAATTTCAAAATCTCAATTGTTGATATAAAGGGACCAGCAAATGATTTTGTAAAGTATGGCACCTTTTCTGTTCTTATTCGTTCAGCGAAAGACAGCGATGCTTCACCTGTTGTTTACGAAAGATTTTCAAATGTAAACCTTGATCCATCTTCTCCAAGATACATTGCAGCTGTGATTGGTGACATGAAGATGGACTGGGACGATGCAGAGAAGAGATACAAGCATGTTGGAGAACATCTCAATCAGTCACGATATGTTCGTGTCCAAATGGCTCTAGATGTTGATTCAGGGGCAGCAAATCCAGAACTTCTTCCATTTGCTTTCACTGTTCCAGCACACGATGCGATCTCTAACAAGACAGTGGCTAAGTTCGCTCTTCGCCAAAACACTAAGGATGATGTCAAATTATCATCTCCAAAGAATGCTTGTTTTGGAATCACAACAGATAGACCTGATGCCTTGGGTCGCTTTGATGAATCATATCAGGACATTGTAAGACTCCTAAAGTCGGATGAGGACATGTTTGTTGCAGGCACTGAATTGTTTTCTCTCGATCTGATTGAAAAAGAAGGATCAGGAGCTAAGTTTGTTGCTGGTTCACTCAATGGAGGTACATCAATCAATGGTCTTGCCAATGCGACATACGAGTCTGTACTCGATGAAGGTTTTGACAAGTTTACGGTATCTCTTTGCGGCGGCTCCGATGGGCTTGATATTACACAAATTGAGCCTTTTTGTGATGACATTACGACAGGTGGCACTCCGCTTACAAGCTATGCTTACAATTCTATTTCAAAGGCTATTGATACAGTAGCTGACCCAGAAGTTGTTGAGTGTAACCTAATGGTTATTCCAGGTGTTGCCACACCAGGACTCACAGGCAAGCTCATTGCAACCTGTGAAGCTCGTGCCGATGCCCTCGCCATTATCGACTTGGAGAACGACTATAAACCTCGTGGTTGGGATAAGAGTTCGGAGGCACTAAGACTTCCTAATCCTGATTTAGCTATTTCCTCTCTCAAGGCAAGAGGGCTAAGTTCAAGCTATGGTTGTGCATTCTTCCCTTGGGTACAGGTAAGTGATGACATCAATAATCGCAAGGTTTGGATGCCACCATCAGTTGTAGCTCTTGGAACAATGGCTTCTTCATCTGCTCGCTCTGAGCTTTGGTTCGCTCCTGCTGGCTTCACTCGTGGTGGGCTTTCCGCAGGTGCAGGTGGACTTCCTGTTTCACAGGTTAGATTACGACTTAACTCTAAGCAGAGAGATGCACTTTACGAAGCGAACATCAACCCAATCGCACAGTTCCCAGCAGAGGGCATTGTAGTTTTCGGTCAGAAGACACTTCAAGTCACTCCTTCAGCACTTGATAGAATCAATGTCCGTCGCTTGATGGTCCATGTAAAGAAGGAGATTTCAAGAATGGCTGCTACTACATTATTTGATCAGAATGTTCAGTCAACTTGGAATAGGTTCTTGGGAACAGCAGAGCCTTTCTTGGCATCAGTGAAGTCGAGATTTGGCTTGACTGATTATAAGATCATCTTAGATGAGACGACAACGACACCAGAGTTGATTGATAGAAACATCATGTATGCAAAGATTTTCTTGAAACCTGCCCGTGCTATTGAGTTCATTGCTATTGATTTTGTTATCACTAACACTGGTGCATCGTTTGAAGACTAATAAAAATAAAACTAGGCAGGATAATAAGAGTCCTGCCTAGTTATTACAACACTACTTTTATAGGAGATTAAAATTATGGCATTTTGGTCAGACGCAAAGGGTAAAGAGCCTAAGCGAGCATATAGATGGATTCTTGATGTTAACGGAATTGATACCTACACAATCAAGAAAGTTTCAAAACCATCGTTCACAATAACAGAATCAGAGCATCAGTTCTTGAATCATACTTATTATTATCCAGGAAGAGTGACTTGGAATACTGTATCTTTTACATTGGTTGATCCAATTGAGCCCGATGCAGCATCAAAGTTATTGAATATCATTAGGGATTCAGGCTATTCACCGATTTCTAATGCAGACCCTAACAACCTTGGTACTATGAGCAAGAGCAAGTCAACTGAGGCATTGAAAGAAATAAAGATTCAGCAACTGGATGGGAATGGAGCTATCATTGAGACATGGACCTTGAAGAATTGTTGGATCAAGGATGTCAAGTTCGGAGAGCTTGATTATTCTTCAGACGACATGCTTGAGATTGAGGTTGAAGTAAGATACGACTTTGCTACCTGTGATCCTGTATTTGGTACCAGAGATATTTTCAAGCCATAAAAAACTCTTTACATTCTAATAATTTTATTTTATAATAAATCTACCACAATAAACGAAAGAAGGTGTTTATGCGAAATAATGAAGAAAGGGTGGGTGCTAAGAAGACCTCATCCTCCTCTGCTGCACCGCAGGCAGCACAAACTGGACCTGCTCCTTTGGAGTTTGTTCGTCCCACTACAGTCCTAGCACTTCCATCGGAAGGAAAGTTCTATCCTGAAGGTCATCCACTGCATGGTCAAGATACAATCGAAATTCGTCAAATGACCACAGCAGAGGAGGACATCCTCTCTAATAGGACTCTTCTTCAGAAGGGAATTGCTTTGGATAAATTCTTGGAAAGAATACTGTCTGGCTCAAGTGTAAGACCAGAAGATCTCTTGATTGGTGACAAGAATGCAGTCCTGATTCAAGCGAGAGTTGATGGCTATGGCAGCGAGTATGCAACACAGATAATCTGCCCAACATGCACAGCCTCTCAGAGGCATACATTTGATTTGGAAGAGTGTATAACTCCAACTACTGATTCTGCATCCTTCGCACCAGAAGATTTCATAATTACTCTGGATAACGGATGGGATGTTCAAATAAAACCATTGACTGGTGAGGATGAAAAGAAGCTTCTAAAAACTTCTGAGAACAGAAAGAAAGCAGGTCTTTCAGAGACTATAGTTCAAGATCAGTTGAATGCCATGATTGTTTCCGTATCGGGTCATACTGACCAAGCAACTATAGCTAAAGCAGTTCAGCACATGACAGGTAAACAATCACGAGCACTAAGAGAAGCATACAGAAAGCTCGTTCCAAATGTAGAGCTTCGTAGCGAGGTTAATTGTCGGGAGTGTGGTACGACCACTGAAATGGAGGTGCCGTTAACGGCAGACTTCTTTTGGGCTCGGACCTGAATATATAGAAAAAGTTTATGAAGCTTTTTTCTTCCTTCAATATCACGGAGGATGGAGCTTTATAGAAGCTTACAATCTTCCAGTAGGGCTGCGAAACTGGTTTGTTGAACGGCTTGCAAAACAAATCAAAAAAGAGTCAGAAGCTGTGGAGAAGGCTTCAAAGAAGAATAAATAATAAAAAGACCAGGCCTAAAAACTTGGTCTTTTTTTTGGTCTTATAATTATGTTGTAAGGTTGTTAGGGGAAGCAAAAATGACCAAAAACATGAAAAAAAGACAAGTGTCAAAAGAGAAGCTGAAGATTCTAAAGAAGAAGTTTGAAGAAGACAAGAAGCCACCAGTGGTCAAGCGAGCATCTTTGCTTTCTTTC